CACCAATGAAGAAGCCACCAAGATATTGAAACAGACTAGGTACAAAGTTAAGATTAATGAGGATAAGTTAGCTGATTTAGGTGATTTTATCACCATTCTCGATTTCTGTGGTGATAGAGAGATTTTTGAATTACCCCAAGTTACGTATGATCAGTACAAAGATATCTTAACAGTGGTTCAACATCCCAACATTGGTAAGACTGACTCTTTGGCTATACCAGAAAGCAAGTTCGACACCCTCCTTTCGGCTGTGAAAAAGAAAGGAGGTGAGTGTTGTGTGGCTACGAAACACCTTTGCAATCTTGTTCTTCAATCCGTTATGGCCATTCCAAAACCAGACCCACTATCTGTTATTTGGAAGGCAGCTGCTGTAGCTGCCACTGCTATAGCTTGTATGTCCTTATATAAAAAATTTACAAAAGTAGCTAAAATAGAAGCCCAAAAGGGTGGTTCATTTGTTAGTAACCCATCCCCCGAGGAGAGGACAGCTAGACAAGCCCGCAAGGAAGGTCAAGAGAGAGGTAGGAGACAAAGGCATAACAACAACAGAGCTAGACAACATGATCAATTTGCTGTCGATGGAAATCAATATTATGCCACTGGAAAAGGTGGTTATTATGCGTCAGCACAAATGACGTCAACAGAGTCACCATTCATTGTCGAACCAAATAAGTGTGTTGAATCTAACCCAGCTTATAGTGCTAATGTCGAAGAACTTGGTGCTAAGATCATGTCTAATATGTTCTATGTTGATCATATACATACGGAGCTTAACAAGAGCGCGCATTTGTCTAGTGCTCTTGTTGTCAAAGGACACCTTATGTTAATACCTCACCATGTGTCTCTGGCATTTAACAAAGACATACCTGACACCTACTTCAAATTTACGAAGTATGGTTGTTCCACATTTAGTTTCACTCTCACTGCTCAAGAGATGAGAGACAATACTAAAGCGATTAAACCACAAGGTGAGATTGATACTGACTTGATGTTGTTATCAGTACCCATCGATAAGATGGCGGTATGTATGGATATATCAAAATCGTTTGTTAGTTTAGACGATTACATACCTGCCCATTTTTCGGCCCTTCTTGTTAAGGGTAATGATATACGCCAAGGCAATAGGATACTTAGTATGCAACCAGTTGAGGAATGCACTGTTGTCGACCAAGTCCTCAAGTATCTTACCCCTTATAATGGATCGGAACATGAAGCTACTTTACCTATGTTCGTCATGTATAAGGGATATAACAAAGGAGGTGATTGTATGAATATTCTTATTGGTCAAATAGGTAATGTGCCAAAGATTATAGCGGCTCATGTCGCTGGTTCTCCAACTACACATAGTTGTTATGGCACTTTTTTATTCAAGGAGGATATAGCTGAAGTATGCTCTCATTTTTCTGTTAAGTCTCAATGTTCTTTTGAGCTTGATCACCTTATATCTCATAGAAGGCCAGAAATCACACCCAGTAAGCGATATGATAGATTGCCCTGTGATATGGCAATTATAGGTAGAACTGAGTACACGGCGTCAGAAATGGGAACATCTATCGTCAAAAGCCCTATTTATGGGTTGGTTAGCGTACCAACGAATGCTATAGCCAGGTTGAAGCCATATTGGAATGGTGAAGACACTATTGACCCAAAGAAGATAGCTGTTGCTAAGTCCAATGTACCCTATAAAGATGTGTCTAACAATATGCTTCTTAAGCAGTGCACTGGGCTCATTATGGGGGAGATTATTCAGAAGCCAACGCATGTTGGTGTTGATAGGCGGATACTTACTATATGGGAAGCCTGTCATGGTATTGAAGGCAATCAGTATCATAATGGTCTCAACAGGAATCATGGTCCTGGTTTTTGGTATACTACACATAGGGGTACCAACCTTGGTAAAACGAAGTGGTTGGGACATGGTGAGAACAAGATTATTGATCCTGATCTTGTGAAGGTAGTTGAACAGCGAATTGAGTATGCCAGGCAATGTAAAATGATTGGACACCTTTATATGGATCATTTGAAAGATGAGCGTAGGCCCGTAAGCAAAGTTCAAGCTGGTAAGACTAGGATGATGTCATCAGCTATGCTCGATTATGTGATTGCTGTTAAGATGTGGTTCGGACAATTTGTTGCTCACGTCATGTCACATCACAACGATTTTGAGTGTTCTGTAGGTATGAATCCAGACTCTGATGAGTGGGACCTATTAGCTAACAATCTTTTAAGTTTTGGTAACATAATAGATCTTGATTTTGAAGGCTATGATGGCACTTTGCTCCCACCTGTATTTTTTTGGATTCTTGAGTACATACATAAGTGGTACGATGATGGTGAGGAGAACTATATGATAAGATGGGTTCTCCTTTTGGATATGGTTTATGCTATAAGGATGTGTGAAGGTGTTGTTTATCAAACAACACACGGCAATCCTAGTGGCCAGCCACTCACAACGCTTTTCAATAGTCTTTTCAACTCTGTTGTCACGTTATTTGCCAAGTGTAAGTGTTTTCCGAACCCATTGCAGGCAGCTATGTGCAGGAGCGAGTGGACTTTCACTCGTAACTTTGGTGATGACCTTATAACAGCTGTTGCTGGTTCCGTTAGTAGTATAGTGACTCCGGACAAGATGATTGCTCACTATGCCGAAATTGGCATGAAGGCTACAGCTGCTGATAAACAGAGTAATGTTACTTCTTGGAAAACTTTGGAAAACTGTACCTATTTGAAGCACTCTTTTAGATATGATGGAGAATTTCATAAGTGGTTAGCCCCTTTGGATTTGAGTGTTGTTCTTGATATGCTTAATTGGTTTAGAGACGGCGTCCATGTTCGTGAGTTC